TCAAAGTCAGCACCTGAAAGTTTTTCTGCTGTTTGTGGGGTAATCCCAATAGCATCCGATCCATTACCAAGAACATTCTTGGCTTCTTTGTTTCTAAGATTATTGGTTACTACGGGAATCTCAAATGTACCAGCATGCGGATACCGAATGAGAACAAGCTGCTCGCCATCTCTATAATTGGGGGAGTAACATTCATTATTCTTTAATGATGTAATAGGAATAAGAACATTAGATGTTTGGCGAGGCATGGCAGCTGCTTTTAAATGAACAGCCTTTGAGTCACAGTCATCTGCAAACGAATCCAAGAGCCGTTGTTTAACAGCAGGTTGAGTAATTTGCATGTAAGAATCAAAGGTATCCTTTTGATCAAGATAAGCTAAATTTAATTGTTGTTTGGCAAGTTCTGGTGATTGCTTTGATAAGAATTGGCTAGCAAGAGTTTTGCTCCATGTTTCCCAGCCGCCTTCAACACCAGAATCTTTCTTTCCAGTAAAACCAACAATGTTAAGGGCGGACTGTTGTTCATTACCTTTCTTGTCAACATATGTGGATTGCCGAATTGTCGCACCAAATTCATTAATTTTTTGTTTTCCATCTTTATCAATGAATATTGAACCGCCATCTTCTGTATCAACGACAGAATTCATTTTTTTCATTGCACCAAGTTTTCCAACAGATGAATTTTTATTAGTGTTATAGATGACATCAACCCCATCAGGCATATCGCCATCGGCATAAATAACCATGCCTTTCATGTAGTGCGTGCCATCAACTGCAATTCGAGCTTGGCCATAATGTTTATCGACGGGAAGAGCTAAATCTGCAGCTCCTCTTCGAATTTGAATCACACCATCCATACTTGTGCCAGAAGGCTTGTCGTCATCAAAACGAACCATAACACGCTTTGAGTCAATAGATACTGGAGATTTTACTGATTTATATGTAAGACCTCCATCAGAAGACCAATCGGTAATCAACTGAATGTTTTCTGAATGCTTAGCGGCATAAAGATAGGCAATTTTATTTTGTTGTTCTTCCGCCGTTAATTGTTTCCATTTAACAGGATCTTTAATAACATATTCAGCTTTTGCAATCTGCATTGTTTCGGGAGATAGTAAAGCACGAACGGTTGTTTTATTGGTAGTGCCAAGTTGAGGAGTTTGAATGCTGGTGACAACATATCCTTTCTCCTCGAGCTCAACGATGGAAACATCCATCTTTGTTTTAGTTACACCGATTAACAAATTTGAAGCGGTACCAACATCAATCATACCCTTTTTATCTGCTTGGGTCTTTAGCATTTCTCTTGTAGCTTCCGTTGCTTTGTGACGATCTTGTGTTTCGGAAAGGAGTAAGTTTTTAACAGTATTGGGGCTAACGTCCATTCGTTTAGAGATTGCGACATCAGAATATCCCTTATCTCTTAACCGAGAGGCCATAGCTACTTGAGCGCCATAACGAGCTTCCGATTCCATATGGATCTTTGCACGAAGTTCTGTCGTGTTTTTTAATCCAAAACTTTCAGCAATTTCGGGCTCTGACATGCCTTGTTTTTTAAGTTCAGAAACGCGAGTTGCAAATGATTTTGATCTTTGTGGATCTTCTCCAGAACCCCAAGGATATCGTCCACTATGACGAGGGGTGCCATAATGCTTTAAGTATGCCATTAATTCTTACACCTCCCTTACTCTTTAATTTCATTAATACGTTTATCAAACATAATGATCCGCTCCATGATGAAAAGAATATCTTCTGGAGCTGGATTTTCGACAAGTACTTCGTCTAGTTGATAGAGACGAAGTTCAATATCAAGATCTCGTGGATTAAAACTGTATTCAAGACAGAACAAGGCCGCATAAATATATAATTGTTTTATAGATGCGGGAGTTCGACCATTTTTCAAATCATGAATACGAAGAAAATTATTTTTGAAGGATATAGCATCAGTTGTGCCAAAGGCATTTATTGAATAAAATAAACACACTTCTGTCGACATTCTAAAACCAATTCCATCATTGACATACATGTTTAATGTTTTATTGGTTTTAGGTAACTTGACGCCGAGATTAATTAGTTTTGCCGCCAGCTCATGGAGCTCGGTGCCTTGCTGTGAAGCTCGCCAATTGGCATATACGGCTTCTAATTTTTGGTCATCATAGTTTACCCATGAATATTTACTCGGCGAAAGAAAGGCATGCGCTCCTTCAAGATTTGGGTGATAGTTGAACTTCATTTCAGGTGGTATCTCCTTTCTAATTCAGAGAGCACCTCTTCTTTATTTTCTGGATGGACAAACATTGCATTATTGTGCAGAGGAGATTCATTCACATAATACCCTTGATTCGGTTGTTTATGAGAATTTGAATCGCGCTTTCCTTCGAGTAACATATATCGTCCATTCGGGAAATAAACAGTGGCATCTGGAACACCCTGAAGATAGTTTGCATCATTAGGAAGGACTTCTGATCCGGGAAAACGTTTGCGAATTTCTTTGTAAAGATTACTTTTAAATTCAGATTCTTTTCTTGCCAATAGAAGCACTCCTTTCGTTAAAAAATAGAGAGAAGGAGGATACTGTACCGTAGTACGTACTAGGTTGAAACCTAGCGATATCCTATCTTCTCATTATAGGATCTGTTTTTATTGCGACCTCATTATACTCAGAAGTAAGCCATTTACCTTCATTGAAGTTCTCTTTACATCCAAGTGCTTTTTGAATTCCAAGTTCAATTGGCGCCATAGCCATTAAATGGTAATAATATAAGTGCATAAATGTTGTGTTCATTCTATCTATTCTTCCTGCCGATTGAATAAGTGCCTTATACGAATAGGTTTGCGAATAGAAAACAATACAGTCAGTAATCACACAATTCCATGCTTCTTTTGCTGAAGTATATTGGCAAAGATAAACCCAGAACTTACCTTCAGGTATATCGTCATGATTATGACCATTCCATTCAGAATAGACAATATCATTTGCAAAGCACCAATCTCGAAGAATCTTCAACTCATAATTAAAGTTATAAAAAATTATCACTTTCTTATGCCTAGCATAAATGGCAGAAAGTGCTTCAAGTCTTGATTCATCAGAATTGACAACCTTACGAAGAGCATAACATAGCTGGGACATATCCCTAATAGGTTTGTTCTCAAAAATATCCCAACGTTCTTTTGCTAAAATATCATAATGAAATTTATTAAAATCACATATAATATTCTTATGATGCTGAGTGGTTGCACGTTGATCGTGCATATCAACCAAGATGCTATCACGATGACGAATTAAACGAGATACATTCAGATATCGTTCTACTTTTGGATATTTGGCAAAACGACTCCACATTACATGTTCTCGTTCAAATTCAGATTTATTTTTATAAAATCCATTTGCAATGAAAACCGGCATATATTCCAACCAAGTATCTCCTGGTGTCGCTGATAAAAGAACCCATGCGTTGTTTTTAGTTATTTTGAGAAAGGACTGCGTCCAAGATCCATAACCAATAACTTTTGACTCATCAAATATAAATATCGCGTCTTTGATATTTTCATATTTTTTTATGTTATTCCATGAATCAACATTAGTTAAAATTAAAGGGACCATGGACGCTTCTTTTGTCCAATCACAGCTGTCTCGTTTTTTGGGGGTTGTAATGACATAAACTGGAATATCAATATTGGCCCGCTTATATGAATGTTTTGGATATAACGGTGAAGAACCGCCAAGAATTTTCTCAAATACATGAACTAAAGAGGTGAGGGTTTTACCAGAACCTGTTCCTCCACGTAAAATACAACCATTATGCATCTTTTCAATTGCATCGACTTGGTAGTCGGTAAGTTGTATATTCAAACCCTCACCTCCTTTTGTTTATTATTATTTAAGCGTGAAGTCCGGCGCCGCAACTACCATCACATACCTCGCATGCACCACACCCTCCAATAGCTTCTTGGGCAGAGTCAAGCGCCTGTGAATATTTTTTAGCCAACTCATCAACAACAAGAACAAAATATCCAGTTTTGAGATATGCTTTGATCCCAGACTTTCCTTGAACTTCCCAACTATAACCGCGGACAATGAGATCTACTTGCTCGAATTCTGCAAAATCGAGAACATTAACGTTCTCTTCTGAAAGTTTTGACATTTTACCATCCGAAACCAAAACAATATTTGGTGGATAGTTGCCAAAGTTCAATTTTATGGCGAGCAATGCCTGCGGCGGCTCCCCTTCTCTTGAGTTAAGCCAGCGAATGCTCCACCCATCCTGTTCCATACTTTTTGCGACGTCATCAGGCAGGAATACACAGAAATTCCGGTTTCCTGCGGGATTGAACTTTCCTTCCGCTCCCGCGAAGTTTCTAAAAACCACACGAGCATTGTCAATCCGAACTTCGAGTTTATCTGTTTTTGTCTTTCCCATGTTAATCTCCTTTCAAAATTGTGGCAGTAGCCACCGCTTCTTCTTTTGGACAATCGTCAAACCCAATAGGATAATTATCATCCACCTCGGGTTCATCCCAATCCTCCACAAAATCTTCAATTTGTCCGTACATTTTTATTGACGCGATTGCTTCGTCTATCAACCGATAGAAATAGGCCAAGGCAACTTGATCTTCATTACCAAGAGATTTGACTAACTCACTTTCTTTCCAGCGATATCCTTTTGTGCCAACAACGGAACTATATGAGTCTCCATTCTTTCGCAGCAGAAGCGCACCACCAACGCCATCAATTACTGGAACAAAAGATCCAACTTTACCAACATGCATATAGTTATGCTCACCATCAGGTAAACCCTCATTAAAATCAAGGTATATCACCGCGGGCGAGGTAACACTTTTAACTTGCCCATAATCATCAAACATAATTGGCTCTTTTGAAAATATCTTTTTGAAAAGGAACGGCTCTGCAAATTGAGCACCCGTTGCCGTCCACTTTCCAATGTTTTTTTTCTTTAAAGCCCAACTATACTTAGCAATATACACAGCATTGTTAACCAAACACATCTTTTCATAGGTTGCTTCGTGTTCAAAGATATAACCATACTGATGAGCAAAGTCTTTACAAAAATCAATGATTTCGGCGGTTGCATTTGGAATCTTAATTGAGTCCGTTTTGATATGGGCAACAGTAAATCCACGAGCTTGAACTGCATCCTGTAGTGTACGCATAAAGAGAGCACCGCGAAGTGCAACAATATTATTAACATTTCGTCTGTCTCGCATTGCATTTTCAAAGGAAGCACTAGTTAACCCATATGCACTATTGAGAGCAATCTTCAAAGCATTTGCAAGCCCTTCCGCCTGGCTATCATCATTTAGATAAGGGGCTAACTTTCCGCCAAGCATAGAACGAGCAAAGTCAAGATTGCCTGTCTTGATTGCAACACGAGCATCTTTAAGGTCAGCATAACGCTGAGTATATTTTCCAAAGTAGTTCATGTTTATAATACTATTAGGGTGCATACTTTGAATATCCAAAAGAGCAACATCAAAATACATTCCTGGTTCGGCATAAACATATCCACCAAGTCCAACATCAGTTCCTCGATACATATTATGCATTTTATTATCTTCGCCACGCACAAATTCATATCCAGGAAAAGTTTCTTCAAGTTTGGTATACTCAAGTTGCGGTTTGCGGTCATCACCAAATACAATCTTTGTGGTAAGCTGATTGGTTGTCATATTTGGAGTTCCGCAAGCTAAGTCCGCCAGAATTTCTCTGGCCACCCAATCTGCCTGCCTGTTATCAAAGACCTTCTCGGTTGCGTACACGTCGTTGCAACAATACTCAATTGCTTTTGCCCAATCTTTTTCCGGTAGAGGCTCGTTAAAGTCGCATTCAAGTTCTTGATGGTGCAACCCCAACTCAATCTCCCACTTCTTAAGAGACTTCTTCTCTGAGCAGAAATCGTAAACATCGGTGTATGCAATACTATAAGCTTCGCGGAATCCATTGCGGACCGAGCCTTCCTTAGATATGATCTTCTTACTCAAATCATAGAGTTGTTCGTTGGTGTAACCAATATAACGAGCATAAAGCATATGATCATCATATCGTTTATTGTTAAAGCCTATAAGTTTCAAATCAAATAGCTTTCCAACTTCTTGGGGGGTTGGGTTTACTAGTGAAACAAACTTCTTACCTTCTCCTTTTATCTTATAACAGATTAAGAAAAAGTTTTTAAACACCTCAACGTCGTAAAACACCAAGTCCCCATTAGCGACAGTTGTTTTCATCCCAGAAGAAGGCTCCGACGCCCATTTCATCTTATTTACCAAATCAACGCAATACATTGCTTGGTGAGACGAAGATGCCGCAAAAGCTAAAATAGAGGACCGCATATCACTTACATCATAAACCATCCCGCTCGCATACGCCTCGTCTAAAAGTTTATAGATGAAGTCGCATTCTGGTTTAGTTGAACCATGAAATTCCTTATTCATACATTTTTTAATCATGATTCGTAAATGCTTTTCGTCTTCAACATTTTTTTTGTTAAACAATTTATCTCCTCCTTTCTTCTCGTCATACTCTAACCCGGAAGTAAGAGTTGCGATTGGCTCGGTATTGCACCATGATAACTTTCTACGCAGACTTGCATTTCCCGTAAATACTTTTACTTCAATACCAGGAGCATAAAGTCGATTAAGCTCTGGAGTTTTACCGCCGCCCCAAATATAATGCAAATGTATTCCAGCACCAGATTTACTAAGCTCTGAATAGGTTTGAGGCCATTTATTAGCAGCCTCTAAATTTCTTTTCAAAGACTTTTCTCCATCTTCTCCGGCAATATCAAAATCAATTACAATATGATTTTCATCTAAACCAGAAATATAATGAAGTTTTGAAGTGTCAAGGTCTTTAAGTTTTGTAGTGCAGTTTGCCCAACGATGCTCAGGAGTACCGGCTTCGTTTGCATATTGGGCTGGAATATCACCAAATTCCTTATCAAAAAGAGATTCGGTTTTATCCATATGTAACCAACCAGTATCTTTTTCAACTTCTTTAGGTTTTTGAGGCATGTTAAAAATATCACCTTTAAAACCCATATACACAGAACGGACTTGCTTTCCATCATCTACTCTGGTGACATCATAGAAGTTGTCGAAGTAAGATTTCATTTCAGCCCGGAACACTCGCTTTTTTAAAGGAAATTGTTCTCCGCTTTCTTCACAATATCTTTTATACATATCATAGAGTTGACGAAGTTGAAAGTATTCTCCGTTTTCAAGAACCAAAAAATTCTCAAACACAAAGTTATACAAAGTGTTGGTCTCAAACATCATCTCTTTTGGCTGATAATTTTGATAGTAGTCTTCTCCCATCTCTAAATATTTTGTGATACAATAGTCAGCGATGGCACCAAGTTCAAAATTAATATTCTTTACTAACTTTGTATACTCCCCTTTGGGTACTTTATCTCCCGAAGGGTGTACATCAATTAGTCGTCTAAGTAATCCAGACTTGGTATCTGAGATTGCAACTGGTTTGTTTGTGCCAAGAAACAAGAAACATCCGATACGCATCGAATATTTTGATTTATGCTTTTCATTGATAACGATCTCCTCATGAGAAATAATTGAATTGAGTGTGCTATTATCTTCAATTTTTGATAGATCTCCATCATGTTGAATAGCCACAAGGGGGTTAGATTTAAATACCTCCGCTCCAAATGCATCGTGGCCAACCAAATCTTTGGCATTAAATGAAATATAATAGCCCTCAACGAGTTTCTGTACAATATTGAGAAAAGTAGATTTACCACTTCCAGCACTACCATACAGAGTAATAAATTTTTGGATATGTTTACTATCGCCAGTAAGAATCGCCCCAACGGCCCATTCAAGTTTATCGCGCTCTTCTACAGGATATATAACAGACATAAGTCGATCATAGTTTTCAATTGATCCTGGATGACGCGCATACGGAAGACGCCTAGTTGCATGGGACTCACGAGTTAGCTCATCGTTTGAAAAATGAATATGGTCATCAAGTGAAGCCCAGTTGTCTGGCATGTTTTTAATGTATGACATATACTTTTGCCAGTTTCCTGATTGGTAGTCTTCCATCAAACCATACGTTACCGGTTTTTCTCCCGACTGAACTTTATTAACCGCTTTCATTATTTCCGCGTCAACAAGGCGAACAACCGCCATTTCGTCTTTAATCCATAACTTTTTATCAGGGTCATAAACAGCATAAAATGCGTGCCCTCGAGTCATAAGATCTTTGCTATTGAACACTTTAAAATCTATATAGACCTCGGTAGAACCGGCTTCGTGATTTTTACTATTGTTTTTGTTTTCCCGCGTGTAAACTTTAATAAAATCCAAAATTTATCCTCCTTTCTGCGTAGTTTCATGTTTGGTACAAAATGACACGTTTTCACACCATTTCACTATTACCCTATATAATATTTTTAATAATAAAATTTTCTACAGATAAATATAACAGGGGTGTAAAAAGTGTCATTTTTGTACCAAATAGTCCCGACTAGGCCATTTTTCAGCTATATAGGCATGCATTTGCCCCCAAAGGTTCATTTTTCGCAGATTCTTGGGAGTGACAGAAAATGTGAAGATATTGGGAAAAGTGTCACAGTGTGACGGTTTCGAGAGAAATTGCTCTAAAACTGTACCAACAGTCTCATAGTCTTCATTACTCAAAACCCCGTCATACTCAAGTAATCCAAGGTTTCCAATCAGGTCCCAAAACACTTTTTTGTCATCCCATTCATCTATCCAAGGTCCACCAAAGATCTGATCTTCAATTCGCAGACTAATACCCATGATAGTCTCTAAAACTCGTGGAGGGCCAAATGAGATAGGTCCACGATATCCAACTTCATCTGCCCAAGTTTCTCTTAAAACAACGCCATCCGCGCCTCTGTCTTCGTCATATTTAACAACGGCATAAAACTCTTTGCGATAGAGTTCTCGTAAGAGCATACCGTAATTCTTTCCTTCAATAACGTTCATTCGTTGAACTAGCCAAGTCACATAAGCGTTTTCGGCGTTTGATTTAGTCATTATTTTACCTCCTTTCTGTCGTCCTTCGACCCTAATGAGTGCTGCCCAGAGTTAGCGAAAGAAAAAGGATAGGAGCTGTTTAGCCCCTAATCCTCTTCCATATCACTTCCAATTATTGCAAACATGTTAC